CTCCATCTATAGTGGTTCCATCAGTCCAATGGGCTATCTGGTTGTTTAAAGGACTTCCTGTTGCATTAACATTACCTCCACCAGCCGGTGCTTGCCATTGACCATCTGCTCTTAAGAAATTAGTAGTACCACCGCCAGAACTACCAGCAAGACCTGCCTGAGTAGAATTAAATACCGGCAGTATTACATCGTTTGCACTGCCGTCACTGGTAATTCCGAAAGTAGTACCGGTGACCGTACCAATAGATAGGGAGGTCGATACGTTAGTGTTTTTAAGTGTATTGGCTGCTACATCTGTTGCGATGTCAATACCGTCTACTGTACCTGTGACAGCAATATTGCCAGCAAAGGTAGAATCCTGAGTAGCACTAACAGTAATCGCATTGACCTTAACCCCTGTGCCGGTATTAAACGTCAAGATGCCAGTGGATTCATCCCATTCTAAAAATGCATTCAAGTCACTGCGTAAAGCTACATCGCCCGGATTGGTAGCATGAGCACCACCAAGTAATATAATATTTCCCCCAAGTCCTGTAGTTCCCCCATATAAGGCAAACAACTGATCGTTTACTGCGTGTGTAAAATCATATGGAAACCCGGCAACACCAAAACGAACAGCCGTATCTTGAATCTCAATTCTCTCAGCAGTGGCATTATCGTCAATGCCGAGTGAAGTGAAGGCACCTGTGACTGTTAATCCGCCAGTGAATGTTTTAAGCCCAGTAAAACTTTCAGTACCAGCCAGATGTGCTAAGAGAGCATCTTCTGTGTGAATAGAAACATCAGCTATATGTGCATCTTGGGCTGTTCCATCAGCCGCAATATCTCGACCATCTACTGTACCAGCTGCCGTGATATTGCCAGTAACATCCAAAATACCGGTCGCCCGAATAGTCGTCGCTGTAAAATTAATCAGATCAGCAAGATTCAGAGTACGAGTAACATTCATAAACGCTGTACTCGTAGCAAACCCATTACTGAACCAGAGCATGCTAAACTCCTCTCCACCCATTATTAGGCCCATGTTCTGGTTATCAGCAGCAGCTCCGGTATCAGCTAATAACATTTGGGTAGCCGTGTCACTGACCATTATTAATTGTGACACGCCCGTAGAAGGTGAAATGCTAGTCTGATTAGCAGCAACAAGAAGGTTTCCGCCAGTGACTAAAGTAGTTCCATCAAAAGTTAGTCCAGCCGTGCCTTCGATGGTATTCGCGTTAGTCCAGACTGCTATTTGATTATCAAGCGGTGTCCCTGTTTTTATGACATTATTAACAGTAGATGCCCAGACCGGGGCTGATGCAAGGCCAGTTGATTCAAGATGAGTGCCAGCGGCTCCCAGAGCAATCTCCACGACATTACCGGTATTGTTTGAATGGAACAGCCTCCATGCCGATGCAAAATGATCATTGATATTGGACATACCATGCAATCGATCATGAATAACAATGATTTCTGGTGCTGGGTCATCAGGAATAATGAAGGATGTATTAGTAACATTGCCTTCAGAAGTAGGATTCAGTGACTCTACCTGCTTTTTTATTGAAAGCAGAAGTCGATACATATAGGGGTCTAGCCCTGTAGGAATATCTGGTATTGCTGTCATGTCAAATCAGATATTGATGATGCTAAAGTTATTTCATTTACAATAGTAAACCCCTCAATTTCAATTTCGAATTGCCTGCTCCTTTTACCACTAGGCAATCTAAAGGGAAGATCACTAACAGCGGTGGCTGTACCCAGAAATACTCCATCTCCAAATAATTTTAGAACAACACCCTGAACCATTGGAGTTGATGGAGGAGTTACTATTAGACTTGAATTTATATAAAAAGAATGAACTTCCCGAGAGTTCAGTGAGCCTTCCACATTACCGGTAAGTAGGGTTACATTGGCAGCGGTGATATCAGCTATTAATTGATTAAGAGCTATAATTTCTCCTGATGACAGCAATGCTCCATATTCAGCGAGAACCTTACCGGCAGTTATTGTCGCCTGACTGCCAATCGAAAACTTTTTAGATCGCCATTTATAATTAACACGGGTTCCAGCAGCATTAAATTCCCTGATATCGCTCACACCATCAATAGTCTGACATATATACATAAGATCAGTTTCCTGATGAACATATACCGCATCGACAACAATGTTAAAATCAGTAGCAGATACCTTGCCTTCAGCCGTTTCAATCATAATTCCTTTTGTATCCGTGAATCCTATGTATCTTGTATCCCACGGTACGGCCCGTAACTGGCTTGGATTCCTTTCCTGCCATGTTTCCCCGTCATACAGGTGATCGGTGAATAAGCGGCTACCACTGTAGCCTATACCATATAATCCATTGGGAGTCGGGAATACCACCAGACCGCCCATCGACACAATGCCTCGCTTACTTACGCATGCCTGATAATCCGGACTGATACTTACGGTCATTGAAAGCGGATGATCGCCTGTAATAAGAACTGGCTGACCATTGGTGCAAACAACAATCGTATTCCCGAAAAATCCACCACCTATAATATCCTGTGCAATAGCTAATCGATATTTAATGGGCCATGCATGTGGCTGATAAGGCTCAGTAAAGCAAACTTCAAACTTAGTAAATGCGACAAATATCCCATTACCAATATCCATAATTCCGAATAAATCGGTTGGTGGAAGATCAAAATCTCTACTTAATATTATTTCTCCTAGAGAGGTGTCATTAATTGAGTCTGTATAAGTGGATGATAAAGGATCAATTTCAGCAACAAATTGAAAATCAGCCCCTGATGTTCCTGACAATGACCGATAAATTCTCTGCTTATCAAGTGAATTATATTGCGCTCCCCACGTTGTTTCCATCGCAGATATATCCACATTTCCATCAAGAAGATCAACGCTAATTATCGCAGATGCTGGGCTAGGAGGGCTTTCTTCTCCCCACTGCGATATAAAAGTATAAACATAAACGTGATTGGTAGGATTTGTTCCTGCGCCACTACTGCCTATAGCAACCGAAGGAGCGGCTGTAGGTGATGGCGCACCAAGAGTCACAGAGCTTTCTGGAAATTCAGAATTACCCGCAGGGCCATCTATTCCTGTGACGGTATCATTTGAATTATCAGCTCCTTTCGGTGCGCCATCACCAGTAAAATATATTCTATGGGTTGTATCATTTGCTATAGGGGCACGAACGACATCAACATCGGTTGTCCAATGAAGCCATCTGTCAGCTCCAGTATCCTGATACAAATATATAGTTTTTAGTAATCCAGCTTTAGCCGGAAGATCACGCGATATTGAATCTCTCCACGACTGTAGAGAGCCAGATGTAAGCTTTAGATTATCTGATATCTGGGCATACGAGTCCGGTAATAATCTTGCGTCGGTTTTAGGGGCTATTCCCCTAAATTCTTTTATCTGTATTTTTGTCATTAGGGCGCATCTATGGAAGAACCTTCAGACTGAAATCTTCAGAGGCTTCATCTGGCAGATTCTCTCTTACGTTAGTCAATTGATTATTGAGATTTTCAAGCCGTTCATCTGATATTACATCATATTTTGAAGAAGCCTTTTCAAATTCAATAAGCGCGACTGAATCCTCTTCCATGTTAATCATGCTTTGCTGATCACCTGAAAGCACATGCTGTCTACTGAGTCGTTCTGTAAAATGACGCTTCTCACCAGCCTCAAACTGTTTTCTGGTAAATTTCGGCAATGCCTTGAAATGTCTATATAAAACATTCAATTCTGTAATAGCATCATTAATTAGTTTGTCACAATAATTTACATCGGCAGATGCCTTCTGGCGCTTAACATTTTCCCGGCGCAGATCGTATTTATCTAAATCGCCTGAAGCAATCTTTTCATTAATCTCATCCAGATCAATTTCATTATTAAGACGAGAATATTTTGCTTCCTGTAATGCTCGTATTTTTGATGACATACGAAGACCGATAGAGCGGTATGCACGTTCGGGTGTGATCGATGCAGCGATAACAAACTTCTCTGTCTGGAAGGCGGAATTTTCAAAAGGAATATTAAAAAAAGCCTCGTTTACTTCATCGAGAATTGAATCTACTTGCTCTATTGTTTTTAGTATTGTGCCCACGGCTGTGCTCCTGCTGTCCAAAATCGGGGAATGTTTAAAATTGCTGCCATTTCATCGGAGGTTTCAGTGCTAAAAAGAAACTCCTCAATCTCCTCATGTACGACAAGATGAGCAGAACCACCCGCCATATATCCTTTAGTTACAGCACTGACCCCGCTATGCGATCTATCAACAATTTTCGATAAAAGGTCTGAAACTATTGTGGGTGTTTCAGTAGAATATATAAACCCATCTATAACTTGAGAACCGAAAAAAAGTAAAGTCCCGCCCCCGCCCATCCAGAATGATTTTGTTCTATTTGTAATTGCAGACGTGCCTTGTCTGACATAAGTCAACGATCCTGAGCTTCCGTCAATAGTTTCTGATGCAAAAATAAAACCCTGCATATCATTCGTAAAAGCAGAACCAGTAAACCCCTGACTGGCATAACCTTTTATTAAATTCTGGGTTCCAGATAAATACGCCTGAGCAACCGTAAGAGCCGCAGCAGGATTAATGGCTATTTCTGTAGCCATATCTATACCATCTATTTCACTACTGTAAAGTCCTCCACCTAAAAAATATCCCTTATTTTCTAATTTTGCACTTAATGCGGTGAGTCGGGCGCGGGGGGTTGGTAAATTAACAGATGGATTATTTGCAGCTTCACTAGCGAATATAAAACCATCTATCGCGGCAACATTTACGCTTGGGAAAAATCCTCCACCAAAATAAGCGTTGGTTGCATTATTGCATGCACCCAGACCATATCGCCCAGTGCCTAAATTTGCAGCTGGATTAAGTATCGTTTCATTGATGAAATCTAATCCCTCAATATCATTTTGTGCGGTAACATCGAATCCGCCTCCCCAATATCCTTTAGCAATAAGATGTGAGCCTGCACCAGAGGCTAATGATTTAAACGCGCTGAAAACAGGCATTATTTACTATCTAAACTAACTACTGATCCGTGCCAAATAACTCCGCCATCCCGAGTCCAAAATGCCACGATATCAATACCTGTCGTCCAGCTAGGCTCTGCTCCGTTAGCCCAATCAACACTTGTCGGCCACGGGGTTGGATCAGTGTTTACCGCCATATTACTCAATTCCATCATAAAGCTTGTCACTCTTCCGGTGGCAACAGGATTGTCAAATGTAAAATCAACTGTTGTAGCCGTCATTGCCGCTGCCGGATAAAAATAAGTCCCGATAGCGGTATCGATAGATTTCGTACCCGTGGTAACGGTATAGCTAATGGCATCTTCGTTGTATCCAGAGTTAATTCTCAGTTCTGCATTTGATTCTATATTTCCATTAAATGTAGAAACTCCTGATGCCGTAAGAGTGGTAGTAACAAGCGATGAAAATACTTCTGACGAAAGCCTTAAATAACCATTTGTGGTGCTATTTAAAACATAACAAGCTCCTTGTTGAGACGCCAATATATCATCACCAACAACTCCATCAATGCTATCTGTTCCGTCTAATCTGCCAACAGTAATATCAGCAGAATGAGAGTTTTTAATGAACACGAAAAAGTTGGATTGTACTGTTCCGGCATCTGGGAGTGACGGGATAAACGCACCTGTCATATTAATAACATTGTGATTATCAGCATTTACTATCGAGTAATTACCGCCCTTGTCTGTTACCAATCTTTCGATGCTTTGCAAAAAGCCCTCTAAAACCTCCTTAGTAACCCTTAATTCAACGGCATCACCTGCAACATAAGCCTTACCTGTAGTGCCTTCCTGCGCCCGTACAATTGTAAATACATCGCCAGTCCTGTTGGTAACATCTACTATCTCAATAAGTCCTGCTGCGTCTTCAAGTGTACATCTGAACGAATCATTACCAGTAGGAGATGGAAATAATGTGCCATCACCAGCCTGAACTGTCAGGGAGGTTACGACATTAGTAATTCCAGACAGCAGGGTTGATGCAGGATTATTTTCAAACAAAAGGGCCATTTATATTCTCCGACTGCTTCTGTAAAAACCAAATCGTTGGGGAATGGCAGTAGAGGACGATGATACATTGCTCTTGGAATCGCGTATTCTAGCCTCGACCCATCCATTAATAAATTCACGACTATGGTATTTAACCATCTGTGGATCAGCCCATGATCTGCCTGACATTGCCTTCAGGCGCTTTTTAGCACCATGAGCTATTTCTTCCAGCCAGTCATTATATAGGAAATCAGGGCCAGACAATGATGCCTTAGTGGGCTTTAATACGGCAAATACATTTAATGTGTACGCTGCATCAGGCGTATTGAATAGCGTAACGGTCGCAGGTGTCTCTTGATTGAACCATCTCGGCTTTTCCTTAGTCGTGGATAGCTTGAATCGATCTAGGTGAATAGTGGGGATTGTAGGCAACGGCATCATGGAGTCTGAGTGTTGCAACTTATGCAATGATATAACTTCAGAGTCTGCTGCTACAGCAATAATGTATTGCGCGGTGCCATCTACCGTAGAAAGATCAGCAAGCTGATCCCTCCATGCGCGAGATTGATTACAAAACTCAATAGCCGCTTGTCTTACTGCATTTTCAGCAATGCTATCTGGGCATCCAGCTACATCGAGCATGACTTCTGGTAAAAAATTCTCCCAATTAACCGCCACTCTGCGCCTCCTCAACTTCTAAACTCGGGCTGTACATAACATCACGCTGGAACTTCTTACCCATCAGCTCATAAAATGACTCCTTATGAGCGCTGGCTCGGCGCTGGCTTGATGCAGAATCAACCTCAATTGAATATGCCCTGAACATGCACCATTGAACTATATGATTGCGATAAATGTCCTTTAATGCCAGATCATCAACTGCGAAGTCAACTGCCAATGGAACAACAGAAATAGATATTTCGATAAATTCGGTTCCGTCTGATGGCGGGTCTACATAAAATGTATCTGGATTCTTCTCGTTGTAAGCAAAGTTCTTTATCTCTGCCACCTGCGTCTGCGAGTGCCACGCACTGTTAAACAGGCTAATAGAATCATGATCGGCTGGCCTGATAGTCCTGCCGGGAGTTGAGCCTGATCCCATATTGCGTATAACTTCAAGCAACCTAAGTCCAGACGTCGGGATGGTTTGTTTCGATCCAGCAACCATTTGCATGGTTGTGATCGTAGAAGAGGCATCAGGCCGTATCGATGCTATCGCTTCCTGCGCAGAGTTTATATACTCTATCAACGAAGATTCAGTCCACGTTGTCAGGGATGCATCATTTAGCTGCTTCGATACCTCATCTATAACCTCTTGTGCATTCATTTAGTCCGTGAAGCCTTTGTAGTCTTACCGGTAGCCTTCTTCTTCGATTTTTTTACAGTCTCCTGCTTACCCTCTGAAACTAAATCAGTCAATCGGATAAATTCAACAGAATTCCTATAATCCTTATAGTTTTTCGAAGTTACCAGTATTTTTTTACCGGTTAGCCTTTCAAGGACATAATGTGCATTTGGATCACTAGCCATATCACTACCTCTGAAAAGCCCCGCCGGAGCGGGGCTATAGGTTTACACCTTTTTAACAACACCTGTTGTCAGATACTTACCTTCAACTACCTTGTAGCCATATACATTCAGGCCACGTACCAGTTGTCCGAAAGAATCGGGGTTAGGCAATGTCTCCATCTTCACCATCTGGGCAGCAAAAGTCAACCCAGCGGAATGTCCACCGACGGGCTTATAGATCGTTGCTGTACCTTCGGTGATACCGATGATGTTATTAGACAGATAAAGAACCCACCGATCTACCATGCCGACCAGACCATTCCGAAGAATAGAAGTACCGTCGCCCGCGAGGGAAGCGTCCTTCAGGTCTGATTTCTTGATAGTGGCTACCATCCATGCTGGCAGAACCATCCAGCGTCCAGTCTCAGGTACATTTTGCTCATCCAGAACAGTACCCATATCTACCAGATATTCGAGAATGGTGGTTTTATCAATCAATACAGCAGATGTACCGTTAGTACCGGTAGCACCCAGATTAATATCACCAGAGATGACTCCAGCAGTAGTTCCTTTGTTGCTTGCATTGACATCGGTAATGATGTTGGTAATGACATCCGAATCGACCGCGATCTTCATCTGCTCGGAAGCATCTTCAGACCAGTCATCCATGAGGTTGATGTCAGACTGCATTGCGTCTACGTCATCGAGAGTGAACGCAAAATACTTACCTTTGTTCAAGTCCAATACGGTGTTAGCGTTAGTTGGAGTCTCGTATACCAGTGCGTCACCAATCTGGTAATTAACAATAGTAAGTGTTGGTGTGGTACGAATAATGACCTGATCACCGAAATCACTGATTTCGCCTTCATAATCTGTATTCGCGATTGCCCCGAAAACGGTAGCGGTATAGAACTTCTCTACCAGCTTACCAGACCATACTTGGGGGATGAATTTTGATGTACTGTCCGATGCGATAGTCGCATACGGTGTACTGCCTTCCCAGCCGGGATTGGCGCGTGTTAAACCAAATGCCATGATTGACTCCTGTTACAGAGGCACTAGGCTGTTTAACGGATCATACCAGCCTTCTGTGCCGCAAAGATTTTCAATTCGTTCTGGCGGGCTTCCTTCTCTCTGCCTTTCCATTTACCGAGTTTCAATTCTTCATAGAAGATATCGATATCTCGTTTGGTGATAATCCCTATATCATTTGGATTCTCGTTACCCAGTTCACTGGGCACGGTTATAGAATCCGGCATATAACCCTTACCTGAAACACTTAACCAAGCGTTAAAAAAACTTATAACGGCTTTCGAATCGAATCTTTTATGAGCGTTTTCAAGGAACTTCTGCCTCTCTTGACCGGTTAATGGCATTTCTTCCGCCAACCAGTTTTTGAAATCATCTTGTTCGTTGATGTCTTCCCAGTTTGGAACAGCGGTATCCAGTTCATCGAAGAACTTATCCTCTACTGTCCTGAATTGTTTTTCAGCAATTCCATCAAACTTGGTTTTTAACTCATTAAGCTCTTTTGCGACGTTACTATCAGGAGAATCATTTTTGGTTGCTGCAATTCTTGAAACCATGTCCAGAAAATCCTGACCATATTCCTCGATTTCTGCTTCGCTGAATACCGGTTCCTGCGCCGCAGGAGCCGTATTGGCCTTTTCCAGTAGAGCTTCAAGCTCTTCAACCTTCGTGTTTAACCCTTCGTTTTCGTCGCGTAATCCACTAACGGTCTTATCATGCGTTCGCTGCATGCCTTTGTACCGTTTTTCCCAATCATCTGGCGCTGGTGCGGGTTGACTGGTAACTGGATCGACAGGGGCTAATTGCTCGCTACCGTTCAGTTTCTCTTGGATTTTTTTCGCTTCTTCTGCCTGTTTTTGTACCGCCTTTGGTAATGCCATCAATTACTCCAATAACGCCGGACTCACCGGATTATGAAAATCCCCATCAGGGGTTGCGCTGAACCCTCCGGCATGATCATGACGAATGCCGTGAGAGCGACCAACTACAAATGCTTGGATTCCTCGTATAGCTTCAGGATTGCTTGTATATCCTGTGCGCCACCTTGATGCCATCGCATTTTGTATTCTTCAACAGACCGAGCCATATCTGATTCGGTTCGGACTAAACAATAATCGAGATATTCGATTATCACCTTAAAATCCTGATTCCCCCTCAATCGGGCGAATGCTTTTAATACATTTGAATTATCAGGTCTATATATCATCTGTTGCTACTAGCACCATGATAATCTCATCATCGTCATTGAACACTGATTTCTTAATAGTTTCAACCTTTTTCAACTCTTTTATGATTTCTTCGAATAATACACGTTTAGCCTGTCTACGGGTAATTCCCATACTTTTAGCTGCACGATCAAGGATGTTATCAATATCATCGGTAGTGCTAATTATCTCTGATGGGGTCTGTTTAGCAACAAGCGTGTATGGTTTTTCATCTATCTCAAATTCTGTTTCGGTAAGCTGAAGATATGGCAATACATCATCTTCTACCTGTATCTGCTCTGCAAGTGGGTCTAGTATTTTCTGGAAAGCGAGAAACTGATGCCCACCGAGATTAACAACTACTGCGAGAAATTCAGTAGGATCGGCAAATATGCACCCACCATTCGCATGAACAGGGTTGTCTAATACGCATTCCATTATTTATGTCTGGCCCCCAACAATCGTAAGATTGAATGAACCAAACGACACCCCATCATCAGATCGAATTACCAACGTACCAGTATTACCAACAGCTAGAATGGTATTGTTTAGCTCTAGGCTGATCAATCCAGTGCCATTCGTTGTTTCAACCTCTCCCTTATCAGTCGGGGCTATGAAAAGATTGGGGTCAACAGCATCAAACCATGCCCACGATAACGCTGTAAGATTCGGTAAAGCAGCGCCAGTTCGATCTACCAGCGTACATTCAATAAATTTTCCTGTTATTGTTCCAATCGCTTGAGCTAGATCGACTTCAAGCGCCTGACCAACCAATACTGTAAAAACGCCCTCTACTGTAGTTATAGTTTGAGCAAGGTCAGTCTCAGTAGCCTGCCCCATACCGATAGTAATGAACGGAGATACTGTTATAGGTTGAGCAAAGTCAGTCTCGATTGTCTGACCAATCGGAATCGACACGATTCCCGAAACTATGGTAATTGCTTGCGCTAAATCAACCTCTACTACCTGTCCTGTAGATAACCCTTGAGCAGCATTAATCGATTGGGCAAGGTCAGTCTCGGACGCTTGACCCAAGCTAATGGTGATGGCAGGGAATACGGTGATCGCTTGAGCTAGGTCTGTTTCAGACGCCTGACCTACAGATATTAGTGTGATGCCGGGAACTGCTGTTATGGCCTGCGCTGTATCCGTTTCAGTCGATTGTCCAACAGCAATAATCAGACCTTGAGATGCCACAATCGGTTGGGCTATATCGGTCTCTGTCGATTGCCCTACCGCTATCGGCGTAACGCCGGGAATTACCGTTATTGTCTGTGCTGTATCGGTTTCCGAAGCCTGCCCAACTGCTATAGAAATACTCTTTATTGGAGTTAGTGCCTGTGCCGTGTCTACCTCGGCGGCTTGACCCACAGCAATCGATAGCGCCCCAGTAACGGTAATAGGCTGGGCTAGATCAGTTTCTGCTGCCTGACCTACGGATATTGTTGCGATACCGGGAACTGCTGTTATGGCTTGTGCGGTATCTGCTTCGGCAGCCTGACCTACGGAAATGCTTAATGCGCCCGTGATTGTTATAGGCTGGGCTATGTCAGTTTCTGTAGACTGACCCACAGCAATATCTACATTACCAACAATCGGGGTTATAGCCTGCGCCAAATCAGTTTCAGCAGCTTGTCCGACAGCTATATTTACATTACCAGCTACCGCTGTAATAGATTGTGCCAAATCCGTTTCAGAGGCTTGCGCGACAGTAGTTATTTGTGAAACTGTTACCGTTTGAGCCAAGTCAGTTTCAATTACCTGACCCACGGCAACATTTAGGTTTCCAGCGACCGGGGTTATA